GAAAACGATATTCAGAAGGGTCAGGAGATTGATCCTCAGAGTCCAGATATGATCCTGATGAACGAGAAGCAGCGGAATGGGGAAAGTACGGACTGGTATCCGTTCTGGTTCCACAGGGATTCTAGCCAGTTTATAGAGCGATTTGAGGGTCAACCGAGTGACTATGACAACAGAGGAAGATTCAAAGCTGCATGAATTTTCAATGAATTTTCATTCATCTGAGGAATACAGACACCAGTGCGAGGTCAGGCAGGTACTTAGGTGGAGAGCAGAAAATCGCGACAAAGCAGTTAGTTATCTTAATAAAGTACGACAAAAGCGGGATGAGGCGGCTGCAAACAAGCTAGAACACGACACTAGAGAGCAGTGGGCTAAGGGCAATAGGGGAATAAAAGGAGATTGGCGTGGATAAGCAAAGAATATATGACGCAATGTTAATTAAGGCTTTTAGGGCTGGTATCCGTATGACGGAACTTGAAAAATGGCTTACCCCCTATGAAATTAAATTGATGGATAGAAAGCTAAAGCGTATACCTAAAAAAATTGCATGGGCAGAACAAGTAAGGGTTATGGTTGCGAATAATATGAAACCTTTGGCTAACAGGTTATGGGATACCGATAAAACCCAAGACATAAAAACACTAGACTGGATGAGTAACATTGAATGTCATTTTATAAATGATAAAGTTTTATCTGAACGTCAGACGTTAAAGAAAAAATCAAATGCAGATAGAAAAAAGGGTGGAATTTTGGCTGAAAACTGGGATGCCCAAAAACGTACTAATCAATGGGGTGTTGTGAAATGACCTTCAAACGGGTAGACGATAACCAGACCAAGATTGTGAAGGAACTACGAGCCGCAGGAATGACGGTTCAGCACTTACATGGTGTACATGGTGGATGTCCTGACATAGTGGTTGGATACAAGGGCAAAAACTATATGTTTGAGATTAAGCGGGATAAAGCAGCCAAACTAACACCAGATCAGGTTATCTGGCATCACAACTGGCAAGGTCAAGTTAATATAATTACAACAGCAGAAGAAGCAATAAATGCCATCAAACAAGAAGCCAAGAAAAGCTAGAAAGTACATACCAAAAGCACTACCACTGACCATCAGGCATAACGAGGAATCAGAAACAGCCCTGCAACTAGCGCCTCATGCTGAACTTATGAAGCTGAGAGAGGGCTATGGGGACGAGGGTAGCTGGAATACGATAGTTGCTAGGCTAAATATTGGGTTAGTGGCTGCTAACGCTGCTGGCAAGGAAGATCAGGCTAAAGACATCAGGATAGGGCTAGATGCCATGCTGAAAGTAGATGAAAGGCACAAGAAATCTGGCAAATGGGGCTTATCTGGTAGCGATCTAAAGCAGGTAGGCGATGGACTAGTCCTAACTGATAACTTACAGCTATCGTTGACAAGAAAACAATTTGCACAAGCTATCGATTATGTCTGGCAACACGCTGCTAAATAATTGTTGCACGATCAAAATATCGTGGTAATATTCTTCTGACGCAACACAATATCAATAACTAGGAGCTAAATATGAACACAGAAAAATATGTCCGCAATGAAACTCAGTGGCTAAAAATTACTCGTGATAACAAGGCTAAAACATTCACTTTTGCTCGTGGATATAAAGGAAGTTATCAAGCTCACGATATTGAAACTTTGTCATTTAAGTGGGTTGCCAATTGGAACGAAGCTGTAGAACGTGCTGAAAAACAAATAGCTACATTTTCTTAATAAAAGGCCCGGCGAAAGCTGGGTTACCAATATGAACTCAATAGATCCTCACGAAGCAATTAACTACATGATCCGGCACTCTGCTGAGTACGCACAGGCCAAGGCTCAGGTTACTTACCTTGAAGAATTCCGCAAAAGCAAAAAAGCAATGTTGTTCTCAGTAGCAATAGGCAACACTATTGCCGATAAGGATAACTACGCCTACAGTCATCCAGAATATCTAGCGGTTCTGGACGGGCTTAAAGAGGCCGTAGAGAAGGCAGAAACACTTAGGTGGATGTTGGTAGCAGCACAGGCCAGAATCGATGTCTGGCGCTCACAGGAAGCCTCTAACAGAGGTCTAGATAGAGCAACCCAATAGGAGGATAATATGAACGACAAATATATAGTTGATGATAGCAATTTGGCACAATGTTGCAAATGTGGATTTGTTGACGATTGGGATGAGATACCTCGTGGGCGCTGTCAATTTACAGAGGATACTCTTACTGAGTGTCCAGAGTGCGGTGACGTAGACGGATTCGCCGACTATGATCCAACGAACCTTGCTCGACAGCAGCGAATTGCCGCTAACCTTGCGAAAGTTAACGGATCAGGACATTGAAGAAATCGGGTTGCAGTCATTTGGCAACCTTTGGTACTACTACCCAGACCAGATAAAAGACTTGATAAAGCTGGTTCACAGGCGATTAGAGGGTAAAAATCGTGCGTAAAAGAGAAGCACAATACTTGTCAAAAGTTGCTGACATTGGTTGTATAATCTGCTATAGGGCAGGTTATCCCGGTACTCCAGCCGAGATTCACCATATCAGGGGTTTGGGTTTAGGGATGGGAGTCAGAAACTCGCACGATAACGTCCTGCCCCTATGCCCAGAGCATCATAGAGGAAATTCAGGTTACCACGGCTTAGGCCGTAAAGCTTTTGAGCGTGCCTATGGTGTTACCGAACAAGAATTGCAATTACAGCTAGGGGAATTGCTCAATGAAGAAGACAAAAGGCCAGAAGAAGGTAGCCAAAGTTATGAAGGAATTTGGCAAGGGAACGCTGCATAGTGGCAAAGGTGGCCCAGTGGTCAAGTCTCAGAAACAGGCGGTAGCAATCGCCCTTAGCGAAGCTGGCATGGCTAAGAAGAAGGGTAAGAAGTGAAGCCCGGTCTTTATGCCAATATTCATGCCAAGCGTAAGCGAATAGCTGAGGGTTCTGGCGAAAAGATGCGTAAACCGGGTACTAAGGGTGCGCCAACCAAGGCTGACTTCAAGCAAGCAGCCAAGACTGCAAAGAAGAAAAAATGAAGACCTGTCCTAAAGTCTGTTCAGACATCCAGCTTAACCTGAAGAATCGGGATTGGGCATTTAAAAATGTAGGCTATGGCCCAGCAAACCCAGAGGAACCGGGTGATTTCTGGAATAAACGTGCTGTTGAGTGGGCTACGACTCCAGACAATGCACAGACAATGCGCTGCGGTAATTGTTCTGCATTTATCCAGACTCCTGAAATGATGGACTGCATTATCAATGGTATTCAGGGCGAGGAATCGGATAACGAGACTTACGCTAACGAGGTTGTTGCTAGTGCAGAACTAGGTTATTGTGAGCTTTTTGAGTTCAAATGCGCTGCTGACCGTACTTGTTCTGCTTGGTTAGTTGGTGGAAGCATTAAAAAACCTATGACAGAACAACAAAAGAAAATGTTGAGACTTGCAAAATATGAGGCCAATAAAGATCGAGAATATGAAGATGAGGATGAAAATAGCAGCAACTTGGAATAAGTAATTAAAAATGAATTTTCCTTTTTGTAATAAGGATGAGATTGAAAAAATAATAATTTCCCATGTTGTATGGAGAAATTTATTTAGTCGTTGTTATAATGAAAACAATAATGATTTTAAAAATTATGGCGCAAGAGGAATATTAGTTTGTGATTCTTGGCATGGAGATGATGGATTTTGGAATTTTATTAATGATATTGGATTAAGACCAAGTAAAGAATATTCTTTAGATAGAATTGATGTAAATAAAGGATATACAAAAGAAAATGTAAGATGGGCTGATGCAAAAACACAAGCTCAAAACAAAAGAAACGGAATTTTTGTTTCATTTAATGGGGAAACAATAAACCTTGCAAAATTAGCAAGAAATTATGGGGTTAAATATCAATCTTTGTGGAAATTAGTTGTTGTTAAAAAAGTTCCACCAGAAAAATCTATTGAAATATTGTCAAAACCAAAACAACAAACAATAAGTGATTTGGCTAGATTACATGGGATAAAGCCAGCTACTTTAATGCGTAGAATCCGTACTGGTGTTCCTTTAGATATTGCTATTTCTGCGCCATTGAAAGCAGGAGTTAAAACTTATAAGGCAAATCATGGTTGCTAAAAAGTATCAAAATCCAAAGGGCGGATTAAATAAGGCTGGTAGAGAACACTTTAAGCGAACTGAGGGAGCAGATCTTAAACCTCCATTAAAGTCTGGAGATTCTGGTCGCAGAGCCAGTTTCCTAGCCCGTATGGGCAATATGCCGGGGCCAGAGAGAAAGCCTAACGGTGAACCTACGCGCCTACTGTTATCCCTACAAGCATGGGGAGCCTCTAGTAAGGCAGATGCCAAGAAGAAAGCCGCAGCTATTTCCGCTAGAAACAAGAAAAAATGATACTAAATCTAGGCTCTGGTAAAGACTGGAGAGAAGATTGTCTAAATTCGGATATTCAGGCTAGGGTAAATCCTGACTGGGTATGCGACATATCTAAAGTTCGATGGGGTGAGTTAATAGATACCCGGTTCGGACAGATCAAGATTAAGCCGGAGATGTTTGAAAAAATCGTCGCAAATGACGTTTTAGAGCATATTCCGGATTTAATTAGTGCCATGAGGAACTGCCGAGACTTACTTAAAGTCGGTGGAGAGTTCGTTATATCCGTACCGTATGAACTAAGTCTAGGTGCATGGCAAGATCCTACTCATGTAAGAGCATTCAACGAGAATAGCTGGCTGTACTACACAGAATGGTGCTGGTATTTAGGTTGGGAATCTGGCTTTAAACTATCAGAACTCCAGTTCAAGCTGTCGGAACTAGGCTCAGAAATGTCTGAGAAAGGTGTTTCCGATGGAGAAATACTTAGGACTCCAAGAGCAGTCGAATCCATGAAAGTAACCTTGTGCAAGCTATAGTAATCTGCTCCGTTAGCAATCCCGGCATAACGATATTGCTTGAAAGCATTAGAGTTTATGCTCCTGAGATACCTGTATATCTATCAGCTAACAGTTTGGACTTATGGCATAGGGCTAAGTCAATTCTGCCTAATCTGATATGGAGGCCAAACCAAGCTACTAACTTTGGTGATGCCTACAATGTAGCTACAGATTATGCCTTTGAGCATGGACGTTACGATTCAGTAATATTGTCTAATGACGATGTTGTTATAACACCTAGTACCATAGATCTGCTCAGACAAGATGCGGAAATTCTGGAATCAAACGGCGTAAATCTCGGATTCTTAGGGGCAAGATCAGACTATGTATTGCCTGACCAGAACATTAGGTTTCCTGTTTACGATGATAGGCAAGAAGGATTGCGGTGGGCTAGCGAGGCTAAGATTAAGCCGACTGCGGTAATTGCACCTATCTTTGCCTCCATAACGAAAAAGGCTTGGAACGTCGCTAAATTCCCAAGCACGAATTGGTATTCCGATAATATAATATGCCATGACCTGCAAGAAGCAGGGTATGAGCATTTTGTCAGTCGGGCTTATGTGCATCATGCAGGAAGCCAGACAGTAGGGATTGATTACAAGAAATGCCATGAGGAGCCACGAGAGTGGATAAAGGCTAACAGACCAGATATATACCCTGATATATACGGTGCATGACATCCAAAGGATAATGCAAATGCAAGTTAAGCAAGTAAAAGTAGAGTCTTTAATCCCATACGCTAGAAATAGCCGCACACATTCTGACGCTCAAGTAGCTCAAATTGCAGCCAGTATCAAAGAGTTTGGCTGGACTAACCCAATATTAGTAGACGGAACTAACGGAATAATTGCAGGTCATGGCAGGTTATTGGCTGCTCGAAAGTTAGGATATATCGAGGTTCCGGTAATTGAACTAGAGAATATGACCGAGAGCCAGAAAAAGGCTTACGTTATTGCTGACAATCAACTAGCCATGAACGCCGGGTGGGATACTAGCTTGCTATCGTTAGAGTTGGCTGATCTGAAAGAGCAAGGATTCGAGCTTGATGTGCTTGGCTTTGATGCTAAGGAACTGGATAAGCTGCTGGAGCCTGAGCAGGTAGATGGATTGACGGATGAGGATGCCGTACCTGATGTGCCGGTGGATCCTAAGACAAAGTTGGGTGATATTTATCAACTTGGCAATCATCGGTTAATGTGTGGAGATAGTACGAGCATTGATGCGGTAGAAAAGTTAATGGATGGTCAGAAGGCCGATATGGTGTTTACTGATCCTCCATATGGTGTTTCTTATGAGGGTGGTCATAATAAAAAGAAAAGGCAAGGCATTATTGCAGATACATTGCAGGGTGACGATTTAACTGATCTTTTTTATGAATCTTTATCAACCGCTATAACGTGTACAAAAGATGGTGCTGCTTTTTACGTTTGGTATGCTTCCGGAAAAAGTATTGAAACATTTGCGTCATTGTCAAAATTGCCATTAAAAATTAGGGCAATTATTCAGTGGTACAAAGTTAAATCAGGTTTAGGCGCATTTATGAGCCAATACATACCTAATTGTGAGCCATGTATGTATTTGCACAAAGATGGATGCTCACCTGCTTGGTATGGCCCATCAAATGAAAAAACGGTATGGGAATTAAAGAAAGAATCTAAAAACGATTATCATCCCACTCAAAAGCCAGTAGAACTTCCAGAAAGAGCTATCTTGAATAGCAGTAAATCAGGAGACCATATATTGGATTTGTTTGGTGGCAGCGGTAGTACGTTAATTGCTTGTGAGAAAGTTAATCGCCATGCAAGACTAATGGAACTAGACCCTAAATACTGTGATGTAATAGTAAAACGTTGGGAAGACTTTACAGGCAAAAAGGCTGTATTATTAACTAATGATTAACATTTCCCCTTAATAAAATGAATGAGCATATTCCTAGTGAAGAAAACAAGAGATTAGTCGAAACATCGGCTGGTCTTGGCTTGCCTCATGAGCATATAGGGGCATTGATTGGCATAGATGATAAGACGCTGCGTAAACATTACCGAACGGAACTAGATTTGGGCAAGGCTAAAGCTAGCGCACAGATAGCTAAGACGCTGTTTAACAAGGCTCAGAGTGGGGATACGACTGCATTGATCTGGTGGACTAAGGCTCAGATGCGGTGGGCTGAGACGCAGAAACAGGAAGTATCTGGCCCAGATGGCGGCGCTCAAATACATCAAGTTACATGGCTGAAGTAATTGAGATTGCTTATAAGCCTCGTGAGCAGCAGCTAAAGATCCATGAGGCAGTAGATAACCACAGGTTTACGGTTGTAGTAGCTCATCGTCGTATGGGCAAGACTGTATCTGCCATTAACCATCTCATAAAGGCTGCCATTGAGTGCAAGAAGCCTAATCCTCGTTTTGCGTATATTGCCCCTACATACGCTCAGTCTAAGCGTGTCGCTTGGGACTATCTGTTGGAGTTCACACGTCCTTTGGGAGCTACTGCAAACATCTCTGAGCTACGGGTTGACTTCTGGGGAAGACGGATTAGTCTTTATGGCTCTGATAACGCTGACTCTCTCCGTGGTCAGTACTTTGACGGTGTGGTCTTGGACGAAATCGGAGACCAAAACCCTAAGATTTGGAACGAAGTCATTAGACCAGCATTAGCAGACCGTAATACTGATGATGAGCCTACATGGTGCTTATTCATTGGTACGCCTAAGGGTAAGAACCACTTTGCTGACTTTAGGGATCGCGCACAGACAGCAGAAGGATGGGCGTTACTTGAGTTCAGAGCCAGCGAGACAGGGATTCTTAACGAGAAAGAACTCTGGGCTGCTCGTAAGGAGATGGGCGAAGATAAGTACGCTCAGGAGTTTGAGTGTTCCTTTAACGCAGCGGTTGAGGGTAGTTATTATGGTCAGATTATTAACGATCTCGAAGCCAAGTCTAGGGTCACGACTATTGACCGGGATGACCTTTGCAAGTCTTTTGTTGCTTGGGATCTTGGTATGGGTGACTCTACTTGTCTATGGGTCTGCCAGATTGGTGGGAAGGAAATTAGGCTTATCGACTGCATCGAGAACCACGGAGTCGGTCTGGACTGGTATGTATCATGGCTCAGGGAAAACCGCTACGAGGGCTTCTCGCAAATACTTCCGCATGACGTTGAGGTAAGGGAACTAGGCACTGGAAAGAGCCGTAAAGAGGTCTTAGAGGAGGCAGGACTAGAGATCACGGTTGCGCCTAGACTGTCTGTAGCTGACGGGATTCAGGCTGTTAGACGCTTGCTGCCACGTTGCTGGTTTGACCACAAAACCAAGGCTGGTCTGGATGCCTTAAGGAACTATCGTCGGGAATATAACGAGAAGCAACAGGTGTTTTACGATAAGCCACTGCATGACTGGTCTAGCCATTACTCAGATGCCTTCAGATACTTGGCAATTGGGCTTGACGAGAGCGACGATTCATGGTCAACAGATTTGCCTATCAACGCCAAATGGGTTGTATAATAAGCAAAATTCCTGTAAGGGCTTGCTATGAAGATGGATGAAGGCCAGATTAAGAGCATTGTCGAAGCCGAGATAGATGACTCTATCGGCTATCTTGACACTGAAACCACTGAAGAACGTCGTAAGGCGCTAGATTATTATCTCCGTAATCCCTATGGCAATGAGGTAGAAGGACGCAGCCAGATTGTCACTGGTGAGGTTGCCGAGGCTATTGATGGTGCGCTGCCACAACTTATCCGAGTCTTTACGACTACTGAGGATATTGTCTATTTTGAGCCTAAGACTACTGAAGACGAGGAGTCTGCTAAACAGGCTACAGATTACTCTAACTGGGTGTTTTACCGTGAAAATGACGGTCTATTGATCCTGCACAACTGGTTCAAGGATGCCCTGCTACAGAAGGTTGGTGTCGTTAAATCCTATTGGGATGCCAAGGAAGACGTTACCAAAGAGAAATACAAGAACCTAACTGAGGATGAACTGGCGCTGCTTCTGTCTGATGAGTCGCTAGAGGTTGTCCGTCAGAAGGTAGAGATGATCCCTGCTGGTACGGATATGATGGGTCAGCCTGTCATGGCTCCGTCCTATGACGTTACGGTCAAGCGGGTGAACAAGTACGGTCAAGTCAAGATTGAGAATGTTCCTCCCGAGGAGTTCCTGATTTCCAAGGCTGCTAGGAATATTGAGGATTCTCCTTTTGTAGCTCATCGAAAGCTCATGCAGCGGTCAGAATTGATTGCAATGGGCTACGACAAAGACATCGTAGATGCGCTACCTTCTTATGACGATCTATCCTTCTCTCCTGAGCGTGTTGCTCGTTTTAACCAAGGTGAGCAGCCAGATCAAACTCAGGCCATCGATCCTGCCATGCAGACGGTCGAGGTATACGAGTGCTATATACGCATTGACGAGAACGATGACGGAATCGCTGAGTTGCGTAGGATTGTTTATTGCGGATCGGAAATACTAGAAGATGAAGACTGCGACTTTATTCCATTCCACAGCATCTGTCCTATCCCTATTCCGCACAAGTTTTTCGGTCAGTCGCTGGCAGATCGGGTTATGGACATCCAGCTTATCAAGTCCACTGTTACCCGTCAGTCTCTCGATAATCTCTATCTGACGAACAATAACCGGGTTGGTGCTGTAGACGGTCAGGTGAACCTAGATGACCTGCTGAACGCTACTCCCGGCGGTATTGTCAGAATCAAGAATCCTAACGCTCTGGTTCCGCTTCAGGTTCAGTCTACCTTTGGTCAGGCTATGCCAATGCTCCAGTACATGGACGAGATCCAGACTAAGCGTACTGGTGTTAATGACGCACAACAAGGTCTTGACCCAGATGTGTTGTCCAATGTAACGGCTGCTGCTGTTGCTGCGATGATGAAGTCGAACTCTGGCAAGCTGGAGTTGATTGCCCGTATCTTTGCTGAGACTGGCGTTAAGAGCTTGTTTAGGGGTATTTTGCATCTGTTGGGCAAGTATCAGGACAAGCCAAAGATCGTCCGTATGCGTGGCAAGTACGTCCAGTTTGATCCTCGTACATGGTCAAATGAGTACGATGTATCGGTCAATGTTGGTCTTGGCGCTGGTGACCGGGATCAGAAACTGGCAATGCTCCAGATGATTCTTGCAAAGCAGGAACAGATTATTCAGCAGTATGGCCCATCGAATCCATTGGTATCGGTTGGTCAGTACCGGAATACATTGGCTAAGTTCATTGAGGCAGCAGGTTTCAAAGATGCTAATGCCTTCATGAATGAGATTACGCCTGAGCAAGACCAGATGTTGTCGCAGCCACAGCCTCCTGCTCCTGATGCACAGGCCGAGGTAGCCAAGATGCTGGCAGATGTTGAGCGTGAGAAAACTCAGGCCAAGGCTCAGATTGATGCTGCTAAGTTGGATCTGGAGCGTCAGACGCTAGAGGCTGAGTTCACCCGTAAGGGCATTGAGATGCAGATGAAGAACCAGAAGGATCAGGCCGATATTCGGATTAAAGAGGCTCAGTTAGCAGTCCAGCAATTGCAAGCTATTTTGGCTATGGACATTGCAGACGAGGCCAGCCGTACAAAACAGGCTGAGATTGTCCTGAAGACGATTAAGGAACTGGGTAGCCTTACCGGGAGCGCGTAATGGCTGGATTGTTATCTGATATTACTGGATTTATAGATAGGTCTAAACAGGCTGCTAAAGCTAATTTAGGCTTGCTTTTTAGCGATCCAAGAGAATATCTAGCAACAATGGAAGGCCAAGCGAGAGACTTTAATCGATTGCAATCACTTGCGGTTCAGGGTGATATAAACGCTAGTAAAGGATTGCCAGTTACTCCTGAGCAATTAGCTGCTAGGCAATATGTAGATAGGGTTACCAATGATGTAGCTATGGGTTTTGCTGGATCAGTAAAGCCATTAAATAATCCTCTTAATAATTTGGAAAGAATGGCTCCTTTCTTTGTTCAGTATCCTAAAGCTCAGAAGGTTGTTGATGGGTTGAGAGTTGGCGAAAATATAAAAAACACTAGTTCTATTCCAGCATCGTTTAATAAATACGAGACTGACGTAGGAATTAGGTCTGTGCCAATGAGTGCATTTAAAGGAAGTAGCCCTTATGACTTATTTAGGTCTGCTGATGATATAAAAAGAGTAAAAGACTTGGCTAATCAGATTAAAGAAAATAAATATATTGATCCTTTAATTGTTGCTATTGATAAAGAAGGCCCGTATGTTCTTGAGGGTGGTCATAGGCTTGGGGCATTGAATTTGCTTGGGGTAAAGAATTTTCCAGCAATGATTGTTAGGGATTTGGATTACTAAATGGATAAAGCACAGTGGGCTACGAATCTGCTTAGGGAACCCATGTGGCAGGAGATGATGGAAGATCTCCGAGGCACAGAGCTTAACAAATTTGTTAATAGTAATTATGGCGAGACTGAGCTAAGGGAACAAGCGTATATGCGCCTCCGAGTCTTGGAATCCGTTGAATCCTATCTTGAAAGCATCGCTGCTCAGAAGATGATTGACGAGAAAAGGATGAAGATTTTGTAACCCGCATCGGGCGGTTCCCGATATAATTTAGGAAACTTATGAGCGATACTCAAAACACGACACCTGAGGGTAGTGGTGAGTTAACGGTAGAAGGTGCAGCTAACGCTTTCTTGAGCATGATGAATCGTGAGGATGGCTCCGAACAGGAACAACCAGAATCCGCTTCAGAAGCTAACGAAAGCGAGGCCGAATCTGAGGAATCGAGAGAGGAATCAGAGGTAGAACAAGAAGATGACGATGGTGAGCAAGAGGAACCTCAAAAATTCCGTGTCAAAGCCGCTGGCGAAGAACGGGAGGTCACCCTTGATGAGCTTATCAAGTCTTATCAACTTGGCACTGATTACACCAAGAAATCGCAAGCTGTAGCTGAGGAACGCAAGGCGGTTGAGGCCGAGCGCCAAGCGGTTCAAGAGGCTAAGGCTTTGCGCGATCAATACGCGCAGCGGTTGGAGATCATCGAATCGATGTTGAACCAGCCACAAGAAGCAGAGGATCTGGATTATCTGAAAGAGACTGACCCTATCGGTTATGCCGTGAAGGTCGCTGAGATGTCTCAGAAGGAGAAACAGTTAGCGCAGGTTCGTGCTGAACGGGAAAGAATCTCGCAACAGCAGGAATATGACAGGCAACAACAGATGAGGCAGACGATTGCTGCTGAGTCTGAGAAGCTAGTTTCTGCGATCCCTGAGTATGCTGATCCTGAGAAGGGCGAGACAATCCGTAAGGAAATCCGCACTTTTGGTAAGCAGATGGGGTTCTCTGATGAAGAATTGGCTAATGTGTTTGATTCCAGAGCCGTTCTGACGTTATACAAGGCGATGCAGTACGACAAGTTGCAGTCTGCAAAGCCGGGGATTACTAAGAAGGTTGCGGAGGCTCCAAAGGCGATTAAGCCCGGTGTTTCCAAGCCTAGAGATAGTAATTCTGAGGAAATTAGGAAACTGAAGTCACGAGCTAAGTCCACAGGAAGTATCAAGGATGCGGCAAGTGTATTTGAACGCTTTTTATAAAGGATTGAATCATGGCAATTTATAACGCCTACGACGCAATCGGTCAGCGCGAAGATTTGACCGACGTAATCTATGACATCTCGCCTACCGAAACTCCGTTCATGAGTTCGATTGGCAAGACCAAAGCTACTGCTGTTTACCACGAATGGCAGACTGACTCGCTGGCTGCTGCTACCACCAACAACGCTGCTGTTGAAGGTGCTGACGCTTCCGACGCTACTCTGTCTCCGACTACTCGTCTTGGTAACTACACCCAGATCCTGCAAAAGACTATCAAAGTCTCTGGCACTCTGGACGCAGTGAACAAGGCTGGTCGTAAGTCGGAAAAGGCTTACCAGTTGGCTAAGGCTTCGCAAGAACTGAAGCGCGATCTGGAAACCATCCTGCTGTCGAATCAGGGCCGTTCTGCTGGTTCTAGCAACTCTACTGCTCGTAAGATGGGTTCGCTGCTGTCATGGATCAAGACCAACTCGTCTGTTCAGACAAACGGTGGCGATCCTACGACTATCGGTGTTTCGACTCGTACTGACGGTAATACCCGTACCTTTACTGAAGCCCTACTGAAAGGCGTTGTTGCTGAAGTCTTCACCTCGGGTGGTTCGCCTAAAGTCCTGATGGTTGGCGCTGCTGGTAAACAGAAAGTGTCGAGCTTCACTGGTATTTCGGCATATCGTTACAACGTCAACGGTTCGGCTGCTCCTGCTGCCATCGTTGGTGCTGCTGACATCTATGTGTCGGACTTCGGCAATATGGCAGTTGTTCCTAACCGCTTCATGCGTACCCGCGATGCTCTGATCCTTGATCCTGAGTACGCTGCTCTGGCCTATCTGCGTCCTTTCCAGACTATCGAACTGGCGAAAGCTGGCGATGCTGACAAGACTCAGGT